GTTACTTTCTGAAGTTCGGCGATCTCTTCGTCCTACCATTACAATGCCATCAGGCGAGGTCAGTCCTACTACAGGACAGCTTATGGGCAATCTTTGCTCTTTTCCTCTTCTGTGCTTGCAAAATTATATAGCTTCGGAGTGGGTGGACCGGCTTGCCGGTTTCAAGGCCCCTAAGCTTATTAATGGTGACGATTTGGTCGCTGAAGCGCCCCAATCCTGGGTTGACATATATAGACAAGAAGCCCCGAAGCTCGGGTTTACTTTGAATGAAAAGAAAACAAGTTATAGTACAATGCCAAATATTAATTCTACGTACTTTACTTCAAATTTTAAAGAAATACCCTTTGTTAGAGCTAAAGGGCTAAACATGTATGACCCAAGGACTATTGGGAAGGTGATGAATGATATCAAAAGACCATTCGAACGGACTCGGCATTCTAGATTGCCCCGCCTTCAAAATCATCTCGTCTATTTTTTTTCAAGACATATTCGTAAGTTCGGACTGACCCTTTTCAATCTGGGTTTTCGGGTTCGAACTGACCGGAATCTGGTCTTGGATAGGAAGACAAAACATTACGAGAAGTATAGAAGTGGGCATACTCACAAGCTCCAACTTTCTCCCCTGAATCCTATGGGTCTTCAGTTGACCCAGGTTAATGATGAATATAACATTCATGAGGATGGTGAAGTAGCTGAAGCTATTGTGAATGAACATTGGAATGGCCCAAAATTCGAATCGGTTAAAGAGAGTGTGTGGGATGTAAGAAAACAATTGATGAAAGACAAAAAAATATATGGAGTTCGATGGAAAAAGTTAGGTATGAAAGCAACAATGCTTCGGCTTGTCCGTGAACCTAAGAAAGAGAAGCTTGTCTGGATACCAGCTAGGCTAGCCGACTGTTACTCCCTCTCTCATGATCGGTCCTACATTGAGCATACACCAGATTCTTCGGAGTTGCCCTTTATTGGGTTTGTTAAGTGCAATATATGTGAAAGGATTGAAAGAATTCTAAAAGAGAGGCATGAGTTAAGTCGGCCAGCTGACTGGAGACTGGGTGTTCCCTTTAAGTTTACGGCAACTGTGGCCGATGTGACAACTGAACGAAACCGCGACGAAGTGCGGATTGCTGCTGTAGTTACAGAAATGTATCGACAGCGTTCTGTGTTGTAGAGGGATTTATTCTTCCCAAGGAGGGAGGTGTTGCCAGTTAGGTTGACCGGGATTTTTTTATTTTTGAAAGGAATACGGGTCGTTGTTAGACGCCTATGCCTACTATTTTATCTCTTGCGAGGAAAGGATCAGGATATAATAAGAGCCTAAACCGGATTGTCTTGCGTCTACGGACACTCATCCTTAATCGGATTGAGGGCATGCTTTCGCAGTCTTTTATTACGGCAGTCGTTACTGCATCCGGGTACGCAATGATCCCTCCAATTGGTCCTTCTGGTCGGAAACTCATATGTACTCCTTAGCCGTGAGGCGACGGAGGAACTGGAATTTATCTATTAAAAAATGACTATAGTAACATGAGTCATTACCTCAGGCCTAGGCTTAAGGTAGATATTGGCCAGTGCAAGATGAGACCACCAGGGTTCAAGTCCCTTAATCGAGGACAATTGGGGAACAAGAGGGAAGGAATAGTAGTGATAGTGGCGCAGCGTATAATTAAGCCCGCCAGTAATTTTGAAAATAGGAAATGAAAAGTTAACCGTTAGGTTAGACGCCGTCCATGGAAAACCTCCAGGATGGGAATAGATCCC